TTCCCCGCGCTAACATGATCTCGATTCAGGTGCCCAAGGGCCTGGATCACCCAGTTTCCGACGAGTTCGCTGCTATGCGACTTGTCTCTCCTCTGTTGTGCATGCCCAAGGGTGCACACAAAAGCCAGACCAATTTAATGGTGGTCCCCCCCTATGCCACACTGCGTGTGGCTTCCCGCTTGCAAAGCTCCAAGACTGGTGGCGTTTCTCCACAGTTTATGCGAGATATGCAAGCTCGCACTGTCCCCAAGTGGGTGGTGCCATTCTCGACCCGAGCAAAGGAGTTCGAACTTCGCAAGGAGTATTCGAGCGCTCCACGGTATCGAGTGAAGATTGACAATGAGCACTGTTACTTCAGCTCCAAGAACGAGCTACGCGACAGCGCTCTGGGCGCTCGCATCCAACGCCGCGCAAAATTGCAGAGCTCGCAGATCGACATTGTCTCGATGTTGACGTCGCATGTTGATCCTGCGGTTGTGAGTCTTGTCGAGGACGTTCTTCTGTTGATCATTCAATTGATTCGAGCGCGAGAGCCTGTAGACAAAATCTTGGCCATCACAGTTTTCTTGAAGTTGCGATCGGGCGGAAGCATCATCAACGGTGTCATCGGAAGTGTCGTTGCTGCTGCTAGCCTCATCGAAGATTGCCAGTTGCAGAGTGCTGATGATGTACTGGAGCGCATAACGGACTTGCGCAGTCTCATCTCACACTGGGAATCCATTCAGTCGAGCAGTCTGGTGAAGCAAATCAGCCGAGTGTATCGCTATGCAATCGCGCTAGGTGTGCTTCAAATGGTCGGAGTCAAGATCGATGAGAATGCCGCTCGGGCTGCTGCTAAGGAACTGCACTCTCCCATGATGGGCCCCAACTTTGTCATTTCCCTTCTCGATACCATCGCTTTGTTCATTCAACGCGGTTTGTTGTACGTGAAGTCAGGATCGTGGGAGACACTTTTCTTTGGTCCGAAGGCTTTTGGTGCATGGTTTGATGCGTGCCAGAAGGTCAAGCGAGAGTACCAGTTCAGGGGTGATTTGGAATCGCAAGGTACCAGTTATCCCCAGTTCATGTCTGATGTTCGCAAGTGCATTGACGACGGCAAGGCGATCTTGAAGTTCGGAGACAAGGCCAGCAGTATTGAGCTAGTAAACATCAAGCGATTGATGAATGAGATGCTCATGTTGCAAGCCGATCTGTCAACGTATAAGGAAGCTCAACGTTCTCGTCGTCCACCATTCAGCTTGCTGGTTCATGGTAAGACGTGCGTTGGAAAGTCAACATTCACGAGCATGCTGTTCCAGTACGCAGGAAAGATCCTGTCACTTCCCACCGATGATGAGTTCAAGTACACCCGCAACTCGTGTGATGATTTCTGGTCAGGATGGGATTCGATGAAGTGGTTTCTACTCTTGGACGATATCGCGTACTGTGAGCCCAACGGCAACATTCAGGACAATTCGCTCCAAGAGGTCATTCAGATCATGAACGATGTTCCGCTGGTACCTAACCAGGCAGCGTTGGAAGATAAGGGCCGCAACCCCATGCGTGCTCGCATGTGCATCGCTACCACCAACACCAAGCATTTGAATGCTCATGCATACTTCTCGTGCCCGGTGGCGGTTCAGCGTCGCTTCCCATTTGTTCTCACAGTATCGCCGAAGCTGAAATATGCTCGGGAGGACGATCACGATATGATCAATCCAGCTTCGCTGCCCCCCATTGTGGATAGTTGGCCTGACTTCTGGAATGTGACTGTCGAGCGAGTCGTT